CGCAATATCTTTCATTTGTTCAGTTAAGTCTTTTCTTAATTGCTCTAATTCTTCTTTAGTAACAAACACTAATGTAGGATCAAGTTCCATGTTGATGCTCTTAGTATTTGATACTGCTAGAATCATTCTTAAAATAAGTTCTTTAGTGCTTCCATCTTCTGCTACTGGCTTATAGCTCTCTGCACATTTAGCAACTGCTAACATATTCCCATCTGAATCAAATACACCATATTCTCTAATCATAAAACCACCAACATTAGCTGGTATCATTAAGTTTATTCTCATCCAATTAGGATTAGTTTTATCAGTTTCTATATCGGTTATATTCCCCTCATAAACTGTATGAACTAAATCCTTTTGATTTTCTGTTGGTTCATAATAAGCACCATTTCCATCTCCTATTTTAAACTTAACAAAATTAACTTTACTTCCCATAACTCCACTATTAGCTATTTGTGCTTTACCAATATTAGTTAGTATAGTATAAAATTTTTCTGCCAATTATTATCCCTCCTTTGGATATGTTGTTATTGTTTCAACTCCTGCATAAGCTGCTGTCATTGGTACAAATATATCTGTATTATTTTCAATTTCTGTTGGAGTCCAAGGATAGGTTGTTATTATTTCTCCCATAAGATTTACGCCACCAATATAAAAATCATTTTGAGTAATAGCTACTAATTTATAATTAACACCCAAATGACTTGGTTTTACTTCTTCCACAGAAGAATATAAAGTTTCAAAACCATTAGAGAAACCACTATGACTAAGTAAATCTATTTCAAAATAATATTTGTCGTTATGTTCTATAACCTCTACATCTTCCACAAAGCTTTTACAGATATTCTTAATTGCTTCTATTGTGGTTGTTCCTTGGCCTTTAAGTTTAGCTAATATCCTACTTCTTCTAATAGCACAACTATAATTTATATTATTTTGTATACCTAATTCCTTTTCCCAAGTGTCTAATCCCCATGTAGCTGTCTCAACAAAGCATTGATTAATTAAATCTTGTATATCTGCATTAGTGGAATCTATTTGCTTTTGCTGTTCTTCATAAACTTTAGATAGAATTTTATCTCCACTAATAAAAGATGGTACATAATTTTTAAGTTGCATTACATACCACCTCTCCAAGAACAGCTATTTGATTGTCATTTACAGCTATATTATTTGTACTACCATTTATGGTTAAATTATTATAATCTTCAACACCATCTGAACTAAGTATTAAAGCTCCTATCTTAGCAATACTTATATAATTAATATTTAAAGCTACTTTCTTTAAATACTCTTCTATAGAACTTTTTATATTTTCCTTAATCTTATCTAATGTAATTTCTTTAGAATTATAAATTAAACTTACAGATACATTTAAAAGTAATTCTTCTACAGAAACTACAGTTACATCAGCTCCAATAGGTCTATTTTTTTCTATATGTTCTTTAACTTTATCAATTAACTCTTTGCTAGCTGCTCTTTTATTGCTATTAGAAATAACACATTTTACAGTGCCATTTCCATTCCAAAGTGGATATACTTTTGCACTTCCACAACCTTCTGTTTCTAAACACCATTGTTTGTAATGGTAGTCATTTCCTGACGTTGCTGGAGTTTGTACCTTTAGTAAATATCTATTATATAAATCTTCATCACTCTCAATGTCATAACCATTATTTATTTTTTCTTCATTTAATACACTAAAAACACCTTCATATTTTACTGGTAAACAACATATTTCTCCTACATCTACATTGTATTTACTTCCTTTTTCGCTTGCTGTTATTCCTACAAAACCAATTCCATTATCATCTAAAATTAAATCTTCATTAGCAAAATAAGTTCTTCCTAATTTAGTTGATACTAATGCTCCTTTAGGTAATTTAGCTTTTTTCTTTCCAATAACCTTTATAAGTCCAAATGCTATTGTAAATAGTTTCCTCGCAATTCCTTGCTCCAAACATCTTCTTTCTAAATACTCACTATATTTATTTTCTAATGCACTATTAGCAAATACCATCTTAGTTGCTTCATCTAACATCATTGATTGATAAGAAAGTTCATAGCAACAAGGCATGAGTGAGTTGTATACCAAACTTTTTTTAGATATATCTACATCTTTCAAAGTACTAGTCATTTCCTTATAGTAATCTTCTGCGCTTTTAAAAAACATTAGTTATCACCAGCTTTCTTTCCAATCATACGAGCCGTATATACTGTTAATTGTAAATTCTACAGTAACTTTATTACCTTCCTGTGAAGTTTTTATATCTTCTATAGATTTTACATATTCATCTATAAGTGCTTCTTCTAACATAGACTTTATGTTTCTATTTATATAATCTAAATCTTTTCCTATTAGGCTTTTTAAGTTATTCCCTACATTAGGATAAATTAAATATCTATTTCTTTGTATTTTTAATGCTAAGAAACATCTTACTTTTACAGCTTCTAACCCTTCAACTATTTCAAACATTCCTTTTTCATTTACAAGAATCTCTTCTTTTTCAAAGTCGATAGCATATTCCTTTAAAAGTGGAATTGTATTATCTTCAATATTTAAATTTGTACTTCTTCTAATACTATAATCTTGTGGGAAAATGCTCATACTCCACCTACTTTCTAAATTATCTTAAACATAACTAAGTATTTATTTTTAGTTATCTCTCTTAAGGCAACTAGATCATTCTCTTTTAAACTGCTTTCAAATAAAATAGAACCATTAGAGATTGTTATTCCTTTATCTCCAATAGTTCCAGTTAAATTTTTAAATTCTCTTGTATGTTCTAATAATTCTTCATTTATATATAAATTTTCTTTAAATAAAGGTAAATCTTTAAGCATAATTTGCAATGGGTTAGTAGAAATAATTCGTCCTAACTCTACCTTTGGAATTTCTATATAATTATTAGATGCATGCTCTATATTTCTAATAAATTTTTCTTCCCACCTCATTCAATCACCTATAATCCTTTGTCGTAATCTGCAAAATTATTTTGATTATATATTGCTAACATTTGTTGACTTTTAGTTTTATCACCTGCATAAGGTGTATTATTAAATCCCATAATTTGCTCCTTTGGAGTACTCTTATCAGCTATTTCTGATTTATAATTATAGCTATTTCCACTAATTAACTTACACCAATAAATCATAAAATCTTTTAAAGAATTAAATTTTCTATACAGCATAGATCCTTCACTACTTGGTGGCTTATAGTCCTGAACTGCATCTTGACTTGAAGCTGAACACTTAACTCCTCCGAAATTAAAATAATTCTTAGCAAGTTTAGTAAATCCTTCTCCCGTCCAAGATTCTTGTATCATACAAGAAATTATTGTACCAGGGAAAATATGATATTGATTATATAATTGTTTTGCATATGGAGCAACCATAGCCGCAAACTCTTTTTGACTTGTGCAATTTACTGCACCATTTAAACCACCATCAACATTTACATCAAAGTTACTATTCCAAGCACTATCAGGAACAACTCTTATAACCTTAGCTATCTTATTTTTATCTAAATCAGATATTTTAATAACATCACCAGTTTGTGGCGAATGAATTACTTTTCCATCCCCTATATAGGCTTGAACATGACCTGCATGAGGGAATACAATATCACATTCTTTTAGATTATCTGGGAAATCTTTAGTAACATCTTTTCCTTCCTCCATCATACTATAGGTATAACTTGTAAGTTTGTGAGAATTAGATGTTATTTCAAGTTCATCTGAAAATTGATTATATATATAGGCAATATATCCACTACAATCCATACCACCTTCATTAGGAGACTTTCCACCCCACTTATATGGCAATCCAAGATGTCTTTTTAATTCTTCTAAAATCCTATTTACTAAATCACTACCTGTACCATCTTTTGAATTTGTTTCTTCATCTTGTTTTTCTTCAATGTCTTTAAATTCTACAGGATCATGATGTTTTGATGGAGATAGTGTTAACTTACTTGTAAATGTTCCATCTTTATTCCAAATCCATTCAGAACTTAATATATACATAAATACATCATAGTATTTAGTGCCAGGTATTTTTACCATAACAACATGAGCTACTCTATAATCTATATCGCCTAAACAAGTCACTGAAAGTTCTTCACTAGGGATAGATTTCTTTTTTAAAAGTTGGTCTGCTTCATTTTTAGCTTTAGATATGTCATCTTCTGAACTCATAGTTATGCTTTCTTGTATAATTCCAAACCTTTTTAAATCTGTATTATCTAAAGTTACAATATTTTCATCTGTTCCATATACCTCCGCTTTAGATCCATCTTCTTTATAAATGCCTACTCTAGTAACCATATTTTGCATTGATTCATTTATTTCATAATCTATTAAATTACCATCAGCACTGTTCTTTGAACTTGGCATTTTTATAGTCAAATTACTATAATACTTATCTGCTTCTGTTATAGTACATACACCATATTCATCCTGATGCATATAGTAATAAACTCCTGTTTGTTTAGTTATCTCACTATAAATTGCCTGTAATACTTTAGATGCTGGCTTATCTATTACCAAATGACTATTCAATAAAATATCTCCATTAGTACCTAGTTCTTTGTCTATCATATTCGGAGCTTCTATTTCTCCATAAACATCTAATAATGCTTGTAGTATCGGTATATTAGAAAAATTTTTAGTTATGTTACTTTTACATATCCACCAACAAAAATCGTAGCAAGTTACTTTTAAAGATTCCTCTTTGCCTTTTTTCTCTGTGTCTATAACTTTTCCATAGAATAATTGTTTATCTTTATAATGTAAAGTTACCGTATCTCCTAGCTCTACATTAACGCCTACTAAGCTAGAAGATAATGTTATATGTGGCATTGTAAAACTTAATTCTGCTGCTATTTGTGTAAAACTATTAGCTAATTTAACCTCTGTGCAATAATTTTGTAATTGAACCACGCTTGTTGGATTGTCATACTTTGTTATCCTTAAAACTAAATCTTTCAAATTTACACCTCTTTTATATTTTTAATTGTTGTCCTAATGTAATATCTAAAGGATTCTTAAGAGCATTAATTCTTAATAAGTAATCCCATTTTGAACTATCTCCATACAGCTTAGCAGCAATATTTATTAAAGTGTCTCCTTCACCAACATAATAATATTGGCTCCCATAAGAATTAGCTATATATTGGCTGTTAACAATACTTTGCTGATACACTTTTAATTCCTTATATTCCCTAAAATCTAAAGTATAATAAACATTCTTATTTCCATTCTTTTCTCCATGCGTAAAACCAACTATTTTGCAATTATATTTATTTATTGTTTTAGCATCACTATAATATTCAAGCTCTAGTATCTGCTGTTCCTTCATCCACCGACTAAATGTTTTTACATAATATTCTGTTTCATATTTAGTTTTAGATATTAAAAAATCATAATCATTGTTTATGTCAGGGAAAAAACTTTCGCAAGTCCAAGTGTCTAATTTAGTTGTTGATCCATTCTCTATTTCCCCAAACCCCAGTAAATCTTGTGAACTTGTAGACATACTCTCTTTAAAAGTAATTAAAGGAGTTATAGGCAATTGAATGCCTACATTTTCATTTAAACTTTTTATCCAAACTGCTCTTCTACCATCCATACCTATACCTCCTTAATAATCTAAATTATTTCTTGTATTAGTATACTTATCTAATATTTTAAATACTGCATCCATAAGTTCATTCACATCTGCTGTTTCTCTTATAGTATCTACATTTAAACTAACATCAAATTTATTTTGAACTGTATTATTAGTATTGTTTTTAGTTACGCTTCCTTCATTCATCATGTTGGGAATAGTGTCCCATTTACTATGGGATGCATCATGATTATAAAATCCTTCATATCTATACAAGTTTTTATACTTTTCCTTTGCTTCATCATCCCATTTATAAATGTCATCACTAACCCCATTTAATCTAGCATCTGCTCTTTCAGATTTCGCCCAGTTTTTTAGCTCATTATTTTTATAATTTTCCTCTGCATTTTGATTGCCCATAATCTTTTCGTAGAAATAGTTCAGCCCATTTCCACTTGATTTTAACAATGACATCGTAGCTGCTGGTGTATCTACTTTATCTTTACTAAACCAATTGATTGGATTAGTTACATTAGCTAGTTTATGTAATAAACCACTTTCTTTAATAAAAGAATTTGTTGCTAAAGCAAATACACCCATTGCTATACCCGCTTTTCCTAAAGTACTAGTTAACATATTAGATACTCCACCAAGACCAGTTAATCCACTTCCAAGCTTTGCTATTGGACTTATTAAACCACTTACGACCTTAAGTCCAGCTAATCCTCCACCTATCTTTACTAGGTTTCCTGCAACCTCTGGGTGTTGTGTAATATAATCTAAACCACCAATTAAACCATTTCCTAGCTTGCCTAAACCATCAGCTATTCTTTCAAAGGATTCACTTTTAGAAAAACTATTAACGCTGGTTATCATTTTTTCTATTCCATTAGAGAACTTATCAAACATACTTCCAGATTTAATTGTTCCATCTTCTGCAATTCCTGCAAGCTCTGCAAAAGACTTTTTGAAATTTCCTTTCAATGTTGACATTCTACCATCAAAAGTTTTAGAAAATTTATCTGTCATTCCTGTAATGCCTTTATCATCCATATAGGATTTTAAGACATTCATTAATTTTTCTTTATCAGTAACCTGACCTTTTTTATTTGTAAATTTTCCAAGACCCTTTTGCTTTGCATAATCTTCAAGTGCTTGCCTTTTAGTTCCTGTAATAGTTTGTAGTCTTTCCCATTCACCATTTTGTGCATCACTTAATGCATCTATTGCAGAGTTTAAGTCTCCAACTTTTTGGATTTTTGCATAACTACCAAGATCCTCATACATCTTAAAAGTACCTTGATCATCTTTAAGACCTAAAGATTTCGCTCTGGCCAATCCACTAGCAACCTCATCCTCTTCAAAAGGAGTTTCATTCGCTTCTTTTGTTGCCCATTTATATTTTTCTTTGCCTTGTTGTTCTCCATATACAGCCCCTAGAAAAATGCTAGCATTTTGAAATTCACTAGCATCCTTAGTAGCTGTTTTTACTAATCCCACAGCACCTTTAAAACTTAAATATCCAGCTGTTAGTTTACTCAATGTTCCTAAAGTAGAATTAGAAAAATTGTTTATATTGTCTTTCAATCCTTTAAATGCATTATTACCATCATTTTTTATTTTCTTAAATGAATTTCCCCAATTGCTACTTGTTTTGTCACTTGCATTTTTCGAATTACTTTCAACCTCACTCCAAGCTTTTTTCATAGCTTGGCTTTGAGTTAATCCAGCACGTTTGTACTCTGCTGCTAATCCCATAACATGAGTTTTCATATTTCCAGTAATTGTAGCACTTTGCAACTCTGCCTTACTTATTGATCCAGTAATACTATTAACACTATTTTTAGCATTATCAGCTTGGCCAGTAAATGAGCTAAAGGCCTTAGAAAATCCATCTTTTATACTTAATTCACTTCCAAATAATCCTATAATGCTCACCTACTTTCTTTTTAAAAATGGATTTAATGCAATCTTTTCATCAATATCATCTTTATGTGCTTTTTCCATAGATGCAATATAAAACATTCTTTCATAAAAACCAAGATTTAAAAGTTCATTTAATGTATGCCCTCTATTTATATACCAAGCATACATACAAACTTCCCTATCTCGGTCTATTAGTTTTTTATTTCATTAACCATGTCCTTTTCTTGATACATTCCACTTAGCTTACCTATTTCACTTGCAATTATTTCTATTTCAGCTTTATTAAATAATGCTCTGACAACTCCTACTGGTGCTGTTTTACAACCTAAAGCTTCCTGTAATTCTTTATCCTTTAAATTAGGCTCAATAACTGCTTGATAAACTGCATTTTTATTAACTTCATATGCATTTTTACTTAATTTTTCAATGCTATCAAAAGTTGCATCATTAATGCTTTTTATTTTAATCTTTCCATCTCCAATAGATTCAAGAGATTTTATTTTTAACTCTTTAGTCTTTTCAGAATTTTTTTCATCTAAAATACCTTTACTTGCTAAAATATCTTTAATATTCAAATTAATCACCTTTCCTTCATTAAAATAAAAAAGCCTCTGCTTAAAGCATAAACTACTCTATTGTTACATCATTTGGATTATATTTAAATTCATATGAATCACTTAATAATTTTTGTATATCAACATCTAGTGGACTAAAAGATGTTATTTTACAGTTTTCTATAATAATTCTTCTTGTACCTCCGTATGTTTTGTTTTCAATTTCACCTATTAAATCAAACTTAAATGGCTTTCCTTTTTTTAAGCAATCATTAACTTTCTTAGGAAGGTCGCCAATAGTAGTATTAAAACTTAAACTACCAGTACCATTAGCACCTGTAATAATATCACCATTACCAAGTTGACCTGCTATATAGACTGTTTCTGTAGTCAAATCTGATTTGGCTTTAGCTGTTAAAACTTCTGCCATGGGATCACCATCCATCCACATAACAAAACTTTTACCATGTATCGCATAATATTCATTAAAGTTTTCCATGTCTTAATCCCTCCTTTAGTATTGAAGTACAAACTTCATTTTTTCAACTGTTCTTAAAACATAAACTCTTGAATTTAAGAATAATTTATCGCCTATGTCATATTTCAAAACATCTTCATCTTTCATATCTGTTGTGTCAACGCCTTGACTCTCTAAATACTCTTTAGTTGTTTCAACATCAAGCCAACACTTATTTGGCATGTCTGCATTTAAAGCACCTGTTTTAGCCATAGAATTAAAATAAGTATTAAAATAATCTCTTATTAATTTTCTTCCAGTATATGACCCACCTGTTTTGGATTGAAATTTCTTTTTAAAAGTAACTTTTAATGTATCTAACATGGTATTTAATATTTCAACTACTCTAATTTCCTTAATAGAATCATTTTCCTTGCTTTCATCTATTGTTGTTTTTGTATTTACAGCATCAGATAAAACATAAGCTTCAAAATCTTCATCATATTTTACAAAAACATGACCTGTTTCTGTTATGCTATCCTCATCTTCGTTTGGATCTATTAATTTTACACTCTTAACACCGTCTAGTAGCTTATTAGTTAAAGATTCTTTAATACTACAAGTTGCACACATACAAGCTAAATCAACAGCATATTCGGCGCCCGTTATAACCTCTCCATCAAGATTAATGCTTTCTATTTTTACAGAAACAATATTCTCATAATCTGCTTTATAATTATGAACTACTGCTTCTGCTGGATATCTCATACTGTTATGTTCATCCTTTATAAAATCTACTATAGCTTTTTTATCTACATCTTCTGTAGCACTAGGGCAAGCTAAATAATTAAATTTAACACCACTAATTTTATCTAACGCAGATTTAATAGTTTCTGGTGTGTTATAGCAAACAACTTTAAGTCTTTTTATTCCATACTTAGTAAAACATCTATCAATAACTTTTTTATTGGCTTCACTATATTTTTCAGTAACATTCTTTTTTCTCTTATAATCCTTAATGTCCTTTACGGTGTCATTAAGAACTAACATTACTATACCTTTAGTACTGTTAGTTGCTGTATTTTGAGCTGCTGCTTTTAAGTCAAATTCTATTGCATTGCTACTCATTTTATCTCCTCCTCACTAGTATTTATTTTCATGTGTAATTCTTCTATCATCTTTGTATATTTATCATTATCATTAATATTTTTAATAGATTTAGAATTGTGATATTTAAGAGTTAAAGTTAATACTATACAATTTTCTCCTTCACTAAATCTCTTTTTATCAAAATATATAAAAGTACCCTCAACTCTAATTCCATCATCAAATAACTCATTTAATTCATCTTGTACATTAAGTACTTTTTCTTGATCTAAAACCAAATCTGTATATGTTATAGTTACATTTACAAATTCTTTTGTATAATGCCTATAGGAATTGCTATCTAGCGGTTTTATTTGCACACAAAAAAGAGGTCCTTTAACCTCTGATTTATTTTCACTCATAGTAATTGTTGATTTTTTAAAATTATCTTTCAAAGAAGCATAAACACTATACAACAAATCTAAATATTTAATTTTATAATTCATTCCCTACCTCTTTTTCAATTCTTTCCTTAATACTTTCATTCATATATTCTTGATATAAGTCAACATTGTTTTGTATCATATGTTTACCAGGGACAAAAGCTTTTTTTAATTTTTTACCTATAGCTGGTACATATTTTCCAACCTCTTGAATATGCCCTTCTTCAACAGATTGAGCATATTCAAGAGAACTTCCACATGTAACGATATATTTATCTTCTTTTTTTTTGGGATTGTCATGTGTTATTGAACGTTGTAAAGCACCTGTTTTTACTGGTGTTTCAGCTTGTATACTTGTTACACATTCAGTCGCTTTATCTTCCATTTCTTCAATAACTATCATTTCAATTTTTTGTGCTGCTTTTTGTGCTTCTTTTATAATATCTTCAAAGCTCTGCATTATTCTCAATCTCAGTTTCAATAATCTTTATATCTTCTTTAGATTCAAGTATCATCAACGCTAAATAATCATCCCATTCAATTATTTTTTGTATAGAATAAAACTTATTTCTATAACCAATAACAGCACTTTCAGTTATTTCGCTATAAATATCAGAAAAAATTCTTTTAGTACACTCAATGTCATATCCATAATCTCGCTTACATTTCTCAGCAGAATAAGGCTGAACATCCACTAAATAAGATGAATTACTTGCTTTTATATAGCCATCTCTTGTTATTCTGTGTTCATCTTCATAAGGACTATACGTATAAATATTTATCTCTTTATCATAGTACATAATCACCACACCTTAAAATTAATTGGATTAGGCAATAAAGCCTTAATATCTTCTGTTATCACCCAAGCTTCAATATTATCCATAAAAGTAGTGCTTCTATCACCTTGACTTTGTGATATAACTCCAACACTTTCTTTAGTCTTTTCAATTTTTTTAGAATTTTTAATAAGCTGCTCTACTGCAAATAAATAATTAGTTAGAATATATTCATTAGTCCATTTAGAATTATTAAATACTTTAAGATATTTTTTTATAATAAAAATAGCTTTTTCCTGGTCTTTATCCAAATCTTTTTCCAAATCTTTTTCCATAGGCATATCACCTACTTTCTTAAATTATTTATTATGAAATTAATCAATTCATCTTTTCCTAACTTGCTATATCCTTCTAAATTATTATCTTTGCAAATATTCTTTAACTGATCCATTGTCATATTCATTAGTTCTTCTTGATTGAAGTTTTCCACATCATTATTTTCTGTTTTTTCTTCAACTATCTTAAAACCTAAGGAAACAAGCTTTTCAGCCTGTTCCTCAGTACTTACAATCTTTTGAACATTCATATTTTCAAGCTTTATCATTCAATCACTCCTATGCCTTGGCCTGTTTAATATTTACATGTGATGCTTTTATTTTTTCACCTGTAATCCATAAGTCATGATATTTTCTATAAGCAATCTTCCATGCATCTGCATCTTGATTTGATTCTGGATCAATGATTTTAGGTTTATCAGTTTTTGAAACTGCTATTGGAGCTATTCTTGGAGTAATAATCCAGTTAATATCTTTAGCATCATCGGCTGCCTTGAATCCTCCCACTTCTTGACCAGAAGTCTTACCATCATTAAAGATATATTTAGTTTTCATTCTTGCAGATGGAACTGGTAATAATGGAACTCCATCAATTGAACTTACTTCAGTAACAATATCTCCACTTGTAAATTGAACCTTTTCAAGTCTAGTTCCTTGTTCTAATAAACTTAATACAAGTCTAGAGATACAGCACACTAAATTTACATCCCCTGTAACATCTTTTATTGTATCTATTTCAGTTTTTAAAGTATTCATAATTGTTGTAGCATCTGCAGTATAACCATAAGTTGCTTTTTCCTTAGCCATTATTTGTTGTGCTAATGAGCTATATCTGTAGGCATCAATTTCTGGAATAACATTTTCGCTTTGAAATGTACTCATTACAGCTCCAGCAGTTGATACAAAATTTGTTTCATCAACATCCATTGAATCAAGTAAAAAACTTCTTGATCTATCTTGAGTCATAGTTTTAGTTTCATATTCAAATGTAATTGCGCCACCCGCATATCCATTTGATCTGTCATAATCTCCTAATCCATTAGTAGATAGTTTAGGAATTTTAACAGTATTTCCACCTTTATAAATAACTTGTCCTGCGTTAGCTTCCATCCAATTAGAAGTAGCCGCTGCTAATATTTGTTTGTCTAATGCTTTTTGAAAAATTTGTGCATATTGTATTGTATTTGCCATGATTTAATCATCCTCTCTTTTTATGTTTATTTTTTAAAGACCAAAAGCTTTATATACATCTTGTTCAAGTTGTTTTGCCTTATCAGCTTCATTACTTGGTGGAGTATATTGGTTATCTTTTAATCTCTTTTCAATTTCTGATTGTATAAAAGGTTTGTTACCTTCAACATAAAGAGCTAAATTTGCCTTTGTAATTTCTTCATCTTCATTAACTAATAAATCAATTATTTTTGAATCAATTCCTTTATAAGATTCATCACTCTTTATTCTTGATTTTTGATCACTTAATTTTCTTTGCTTTTCTGACTCATTAAGTCTTTGTTCCATTTCTTCTAGCTTTAGTTGTTCTGGAGTCTTACTCGGATTTCTCTTTAGTAATTCAGCTTCAATCATTTTATTTAGATTATTAGCCTTCCAAGTTTCTAATGCTTTTGTAAAATGTGTGTCCTTAATAGAATCTAAATACGATCTAAATTCTGTGTCATTTTCTTTTTCTTTAAATGCATCTAAAGTTAAGCCACTAGATAAAAGTGACTTTGCAAAATCACTTTGTGATAAGACTTCATTAACTGAACCCTCATCCTCAATATTTTCTATAAGTTTTAATAAATCTTTCTTAATCATATTTCCTCCTTATCCCCTAGACCGTCTATAACACCCTAAGACATGTTTTATTTTGTAATATATAATTATCTACTTGTACACGAAATACGCCCACAAGCTTAAATTTGAACATAAAAATAAGCCTTATTGCTAAGACTTTAAATAGTAAACTATAACAGTAATTATTACTGCTAATGTAGAACCTATAATTAAATTAATAATACTTTGCATTATTTTTCATTTTTCCCTAATACATTTCTTTCAATTCTATCTTCTACCCTTCTATTCATCCACATTAAAGCTTCTTCGATATGAGTTAAAGCACATGCATTTTCTCTACAAGAATAAGGACCTCTTTGGAAGGCTTTTAATCTGTCCCTTACCATTTCTAATAAATCTTCATCACAAGCACCATGTTGACTACCTTCTACATTTCTAGAACCTTTTTGAAATGTTATTACCTGTTCTTTAGGTACTTGTAATCCCTTATCAGACATTATTCCATATTCATGACTAGCTCCACCAGGATCTGCTTCATCACAGGCAAATACTCTATTTAATTTTTCTCTCTTTTGGATTGTACTTAATTCTTTCATCTTTCAATTCCTCCTAAAATAAAATTTTAATTCCAACTGTAATTAAAAGTCCCATTATAGTTAAATAAGCAAACATCATTAATATAAAACCCATTTTAAAAACTTTTTCAAACATTAGAATCCTCCTTGTTAAAAATAAGTAATTATCTAGGTTTACTCATTATTGTGTGTAATTTCTTTTTTCTTTTTGAAAAACATATACACTTACCAAATAAATTAATTTGTAACCACGCTTCTGCGTATTTTATTCCATCTTCAATATAAGTTGTAATATAGTGATGCATAATACTTTCCTCCTTAAATAAAAATAAGCCCTTATAGGCTAATCTAATAATTTATTCTTCACTTTCTTTACTAACTTTAACTGTTGTGCTAGGGATAAATATCCATATTAATAACCATGCTAAAGTATTTATTGGTATTTGAGTATCTAAAAATTCCATTACTGGTATATTTAAAATATCTAATATCCATATTATGGTTATTAGTGAATAAAATATTTTATACATTTAATCACCTCATTAAACCTTCTGTTCTTGATTTTAACTGTTTATTAAGTCTTTCTATTAATTCATCCATAGATATTGATGAATCATTTTGTATTTTTATTTGATTTTTCACTTCTGTATGAATTCCTATAACTTTATCTTCTAAAGATTTATAAACCTCACAACTTTCTTTCTCTACTTTATATCTTTTGTAATCTACTACAATCCAAACACCTATAAGTATCATTGTTAGAATATTTATTATTAAATTAATTATTATAGTCACCTCCTTAAATTTTTGCATAAGAAAAGCACTTACTATTTAAATAAGTGCTATAATCTTACTAATTTAATTTTTTGTATCTTATTAATTTCATCATCTTCAAAATACACTTTAAATTCTTTTGAATAATAGTTTTCTATACAACTAAAGTTTTCTTTATCTACAGTTACATTTTCAATTCTAAAATAATCAATTGCAAAACCATATTTATCTGATTTGGGATTATTTTTGATTTCCTTATCAAGTTTAAAAATAATTTCTTCTACTAGTTCTTTACCTTTAACAATTTTTGAAGCATATTCATTAAAATTCTCCATATAACCACCTCTAAATAAATTATATCATAATACAAAAGCACCTACTCATTTTTCTAAGTAAGTGCTAACTATTCTTTTTTATCCATTGCCTAAAGAAAACATCATTAGATATTTGTTCTATATATTCTTTTGTTATTTTTTCTTTTTCAGCTAAATCCTTAAAATGATTGTTTCCATAGCATATCAAATTTTTAAAAATAATATTTAATATATCTATTCTTATTTCATCAAAAATTCCTTCTAAAAACCTTTTATCACAAAACATTTTTACAAAATCCCATTTAACTCCAAATCGTCTAATGCCATCATTGTATTTTTTGCCCTGTATTCCATCCTCATTAATTAGCGTTTTCCCTACATGCTTTTTTAATACATTTTCTATGCATTTATTATCATATTCAGTCAAATCTATTTCGCACATAATATCACCCCTTATATAGTTAATTGTATTATATATCATGATTTACTTTCCATTCTTCAAAGCTTTGCCAATTAATATTTTGTTTTGTAATATTATCTATTCTCATTTTAGGTCGCCACTCTTTGTTTGGAAGATTAATAAGTGCTGAACGGCAAAATGGATGTAATGGTGGAACTGGCTTATTTATATCATTAATATTAAATGTCTTCCCATCAAAATTTCTACATAATTCACTTGTTTTACCATCTAAAGTTGCCATAAACATTTGATATTTAATGCTGTGATTTTCAGTCCATACATCATTTATCGAACTTTGCACTCTGCATATTTCAGTATTAATTAATCTTTTGGTATTATAAGCATTAGAGTTATACTTCTTCTTTATTTTTGCTTCTATCTCATTTACAGATGTTTTGCCATTAAGGAAATCTTCTATTTCTAGTTTTAAATCTTTTTGAAGGTCATTTTTATTATTCCATAGCCTATCGCTCCATGTCTTTTCTTCAACTTTAACATTTATAATTTTTTCTAAAGTATCATTATCAACTGGCTTTAAATTATAATCTATACCAAGACTATAAAGATAATTATTTGTATTATATTTTTCTTTACCAGTAGATTTTAAAATTCCATCAGTTAACTTAGTTTCATTTCCTAATTCCTGTTGAATTTTATCTCTAATTACTTTGCTTAACTTTTCTTTTAATTTCTTCTTTTCAGTAATGCTAATAGATAATTTACTATCCGCAATATTATAAGATAACATAGTATTGGCTATCTCTGTTAGTATTTCATTCCTATTGCTTAATTGTTGCTTAAAAACTTCCTTTAACTGTTCATCAGATTGATTATATAATTCTTCAGCAAACTCTAATTGCTTATCAATATATAACTGCTGCTCTTTATTTAGTTTCTTACTCATTTGCACCAACTACCTTATCAAGATCTAATTCATTTTTTAAATCTTCTTGTCGTTCTTTTTTAACTTTTTCACCTTCAGTAACTGGATTACTAATACGAGGCAACCATGATCTTAAAGTTTCATTTGAAACAAGTCCTTGCGGAAGTTGAGAAATTATTTGAGCTATAGTTGCTTCATCAACTGGAACCTTAGGAGTATATTCTATATGAATTAATTTAGAATCATAATTATCACCTTTAATGGTCCATAAATATTTAAATAAACATCTTAGCCTAGTTCTTATAATATTTGTCATAGCCTTTTCATTCATAGAACATTTAGCTTCTAAATTTTGAAGTCTACTTCTAAGGGCCATCCCGCTAAGATTGCTAACCATTTTCTCATTAGAGTCTATATGAGAAGTTAATGTGTATATTAAATCTTTAACATCATCCCTGGTATTTTTTATAAAAGTATCATTAATATTTTTAATCAACCATTCCGCATCTTCAATTTTCTTATCTCCAAAAAATAATACAGAATTTCCTCTAATAACAGGCTGCTTTTGCTTAGGATTGCCATCATCATCTAAAACAACATTTCCATCCTTGTCTGTCTCATTTTCCGTTTCAATTCCATATAGTTTTAATATTGCATTTCTAAAATCACTTATTTCTGACACCATATCACTTAAATTAGTTTCAAAAGCATCTTGTAAAGTCTTTATAGTCCTATAGATAGTCTTATCACCCTCTATATATCCATTCTTTTCAGTGTAGGTTTTTCCACCAACCTTGCCAATTCCAACTGGTACTATTCCGAATGGATGTGATTTAGGATTTTCAACCTCTACAAAATTAGAATCAAAATAATATATCATTTCATCAGTATAAACATCTATATATTCCTCATCATTAAACTGATTTGAGTGTATATGTAAGAAATATTTTAATTTATCACCTTTGAAATATGTGTAACCATCTAATGGAGTGATTATTTTGTTTTTAAATTCTAAATTTTCATCTAAATAAGAAAGTTCATAACCTAAACCATACTTTATTAATTCTATTGCCAAATTCAAATCATGATCGGCCACATTATTTTTAAGATAATAATTTATATCTTTAGGTACTTGAGGATTATTATCTTTATAAGTATAAGTAATATTATTGCCAAAGCTATATTGTGCTTCTTCGTCTACTAATTTTTGTACGAAATTAGTAAATACTTTAAGATTACTTCTACCTTTCATAGGCTTAAATTTACTAAGACTATCAGTATTTCCGTAATAGTAAGCATTTATTTTATCATAGTAATCATAATTGCTTTTATAATCTATATAGCACCTTTTAATTATTTCTAATTCCTTATCATCCATAATCACAAACCTCCTTATCCATAGATTTTATTAATTGAGCCAATTCTTAATTTTCTTCTTACTTTAATAGTCTTTATCTTATTTTCCAACTCAGAAATACAGTCAATCATATCATCATGTAAGGTATAAAGTTGACCTTGAAAATCTTCGATTTGTTCAATAGCTGCTTTACTATCTTCACAATCAGAGCAAATTATAATTTGTCCATTTTTCATTGGATCAACTACAGTACTAATTTTTTCATCTTTGTTCTTTTTTTGCATTTCATTAATCCACTCATATTTTTTGCCTTTAAGTACCTCACTATTTAATATAAGTTCCTTAATTCTTATAACATCTGCACCCTGGTATGTGTTTTTTTCAATATTTATATGAGTAACATCTAAATTTCTTTCAAGAACCTCAACAGCTTTTTTACAATATTGTTCATATTCCATCTTCTTAAGTATTAAATCTCTGATATAAGTAAAATCATTCGTAGCCTTAGAACCAATAGCCATAGCAACAAAGTCAGATTTCTTATTAGTAGTTGAAGCTGGATCTATAGAAAGCATCGTTTTAACAAAATCGTGATTTTCAATCTCTTCTTTAGTCTGAGTAGCAACACTCTTAAACCACTTTTCTCCTATAGAACTTGCATCATTCATAAGCTCACTCATAAATGCTTTTCTATCTTCCCAGTACTTAACAGCTAAGTCATTAAAACAATCCCACTTTTCTGGCCACCATACAGGGAATTGCATCTCTTCTTTGTGATCTTCATAAAATTGTTTAGCTTTAGCTTTTCTTTCATCTTTATTTAATTTTTCATCAAAATAAATATCATGACATTGTTGCCAAAGATCACTTTCAAATATGTCCTCTACTGTTTGCCCTGGTTCCAATATTATTGCACGCCTTAATATAGTAAAATAATCATTATTTCTACTTAATTTACTCATTAAGCAATCAATATGTAATACTGTACCTATAGCAATTATCTTAGTAGCTGCTTTAATCTTTTTACCATTTCTAAATACAGCTTTATCTCCAACCTCTTCAATTTCTTTTGTCCACTTAGAGTATTGTTTTTCTCTTGCTGCATCAGTTAAAATATTTTTTTCATCCTGGAAGTCATCACCGATAAATACAGTCGGCCTAACTCCACCCCAATTCGCACCTCTGACAGAAGTTCCTGAACCAACAGTTTTAATATACGTTCCATTAGTAAACTCAACTTCATTTGCATTAACTGTAAATTTCTTAGCATTTATTAATTTACCGAAGCATTTAATTATTTTTTTATTTTCATTAAATACTTTCTTGATAGAATCAAGGAATTGAGTTGCATCAGTATCGGTTTTAGCACCTAGTAAAGTGAATAAAGATTTCTTATAGCAATGTAGCCAAACAGATACTGCCATATCAAAGATAGTTGTCTTAGCAAATCCTCTAGGTTCAATAATAGCAGCCTTATCATGCTTATCTTTTATAAATATATCATTTGCTATATCCCAAAGTTCATAATGTCCTTTGGATAGTTGTCTAGCTACATTAGAATCTTTAACAACAAATGTATCACTCATAAAATACAAACAGAAAAACTCTATATCTATTTCACCTAGTGCTCTTGCAAGTTCATCTAAATCACTATTATTAGCTTCCATGAGTGCTTTAGATGTTTTACTATCATAATGCTTAGTGAGGTACTTATTTAACAGATATACCTCATATTTAAGCTCTGTATCAAATTTTAAATTGTCAAAGTATATCATGTTATCACCTCTGATTAATTATTTTTCCACCAATATGGCTTTTCTCTGCTCCATTCATCTTTAGTAGTTACTTCTTTAGTTGTAATACACTTTTCGCAGTAATAAGTATCTATTCTTTTATAATGGTCCTGTCCTGAAGGTCCTCTTCCATATTCAAAATTATAAACTGATTCTTGAAATATCCATTTATGCTCACACATATATTTCACCCCACAATAAAAGCACCTAGATAAACTCTAAGTGCTAAAAGTCACCAAATAATTTTATTTAATATTATCAATCAAATATTCCCCGATATATTTACTATCAAAAAAGTATTCATCATTTACAACAACATATTCCAATAGTATATTACTATTATCACTATGGTATTTTATAAAACTAATCATATCTTGTTTGCTTTTCTTATGCTCAATATATCTCTCACCATATCTGCTATAGACAACATCAGCATATTTAAATTCAATGTTATTTAAATCCATTTATATCACCTCTCATATAGTTATATTATAGCATATTACTTTCTTCATATTGCTTAACTAATTTATAAAAGCTAGTTTTCTTTAATCCTGTAAGTTCCATAGCTTTTACTGCTGTTATTTCACCAGATTTCCATTGATTATAAACTTCTTTCCAATTTGAAGGATATTCAAGTGAAGGCCTACCAATAGCTCTTTTAGTTTTCATAGATATTTTCTTTCCATTATCATCTACTGGCATAGCTGCTAATCCTTCAGCTTGCCTTTTAAGTATCTTTTCTCTTTCTTTTTGAGCCATATAAGACATTAATTCAAATACTATATTACTTATTACCTTTCTATCAAGATCACCTTTATTATTAGTGCTTAACATGGGATTATCAATAATTATTAAATTAATTCCCATTCTTTCAAGTGCCATCCATTCATTTTTAATCATATCCATATTTCTACCTAAACGGTCCAGTTCTTTTATGATTAAAGTATCGCCAGCTCTTAAAAGATGTTCTTTAAGAAGTATATATCCATCTCTATTAAAGTTCTTACCACTTTGTTCATCTGTAATAACGTCTCTTTCAAAATCCATGTTTATTTTATTTTCTTCACAGTATTCTCTTAAAGCTATTCTTTGTCTTTCTTCATTTTGTTTTTTGCTACTAACTCTAATATAGCCATACGTTCTCATACTCAACACCTCAGTTATAAAAATATAATAAAATTTTATGGAGCTTAGTGACAGGTTTTTGAGATTCTGTAATTTAGAATAGACCCCTATCACTTATACTTCTATTATATTCCTATTGTTCGTAATATACAATACTATTTTATAAACGTTTGTTAATTATTTTATTGTATTTATTGAACGTATATATTAAGGTTTTGTTTACGGACGTAATACTATAGTTTAGCGAACACTATTTAGCCTTATCTTTAGGCAAAGCAATAACATTATCCTTTTGTACTTGCTCTAGCATATCAGTTATGCTTACTTTTTCTTTAATATTATCACCTGTAGATGATTGTTCTATCTTAGTCGTAGGCTTACCGTAAACAGTTTCCCATAAGAATGTTAATGCATTAAGTTTAACGTTGTCTGATGGACTATTAAAGGCAATCTCTTCGATTTTATCAAGGTATGTGTCTGTTTTACCTATTATTTTGTTTTGAGCTGTATTTTTTATCTCTTGTCTGCATTTGTCCAGCTCAGCCTTAAATATCTTATCTTCCAACCAATTATAAATAGATTGTCTATTGCAAGGAACCATTTCAGCTATTTCAGTATACTTATAGCCTTTTATTAATAATTCAATGCACTTATAATGTTTCTCTGATAGCTGCATATAATCACCTCACTTTCTTCTATACACATTAGACAGCATTTTGTTATATGTATAGTGTTTTATATGTATTTATACTTTGTCTATTAGATTCATAGACAAGTTTTAAATACTTTCTAGTATAATTAACCAATTTAATTAATAACCTCTTATATAAACTAATAAGTGTATTAAAAAGACACCTATAAATTAATATAGATGTCTAAATAAATAAGAGGGCATTTGATTTATCTTTAGTACCTGTAGAAAGTGTTTAATTAATTCTTTCTACAATACCATTATATTACCTTTAAAGCCTTGAAAACAGTACACTTACAATAATATAATAATAAAATAATAAAGATATAAGAATAACATAATAATAATGATTTAGAGTATATAATCTGATAGCTTACCTATTACTTTCTTTCTTACTTTAATACAATTATCTACTGATTGATTTAAGTCTTGTGCAATACTTGTCCAGCTTCTAGTTGGCTTACTAAAATATCTAAGTTCAACTAATTTACGTTCATCATCTTCTAGTAGATCTAAAGTTGTAGTTATTAATTCTTTTTCTATAATCCCTCTTTCTTTATCTTTTTTAAGCTGTTCTATCTTATCTTTAATATGTTCATCACGTTTAATTACTTCACTTTCTACACTAGAATGAAAAGCATTAGTTGGAGAACTCTTTTCTTCATAACTTATCGCTTTAATAGATACATCATTTAAAAGTTGCTTTATTTTTATATCTGCTAATTGATTAAGCTTATCTATATCTTTAAATTTATATAGATGATATTCTGTTTTCTTAAATCTATCTTCCATTCCTTGCCTCCTGAATCTTTTGTATATCTATAAGTAAATCTTTCTTTTCTGATTTTAATTCATTAACCATGGTCCATTTTTTTAACTTTACTGCTTTTTTAATCTGTAAATCTATTTCTTTTAATCTATCTTTCTTAATTTCTAATGCATCAAATTTCATTTTATCATCTCTTTTCTAATTAATAATTTATATTAATTAAACTTAATTATTTATTCTGTAACAAAAACAAGAGTATTTTGTAACAAAACTAAAATGCACTTTGTTACAGCTACAACCATTGATATTACTAACTTTAAGCTACTTTGTACCAATGTAACAAAAAAATAAAACTTATGTGCGTAACTCTATATAATATAGAGAATATATATTTTTCTTATTATATATATATTATTTATATTATTGTTACAAATTATATTATATATATAAAGAAAGGCATAACCATGCGGGTTTGAAGGTGTAACAAAAGTTGTACCGAAAATATTTTTACAGTATTTAACAAACACATTCAAAGTCTTGGTATGACTTACTTAGAGCCTGTAACAAAAGTACTTTTAATTTCGTTACACTTTTGTTACACAACTATAAATTGGATATTTACATCTACTGGCAGTTATTTGCTTTTGATTCTTTTGCAATTTCACAAGCTACTTTCCAATAAGCTTGGAGTAAATCTTTTCCCAATTCTTCAAAAGTATAATTCTCAAATCTGCCAGTCTCATCATCTAATACAAAATCTTTTTTATAATCTAGTTTATAGATTTTAATTTCATACCCGCCTTCTGAATCACCATAATAACCTATATCAATTATTCCGCTTGTTTTATCCTCTATAAACTTTCTAAGTTGTCCTTCTGATAATAGTGGAAAATCACCAATATAATCTAATACAAACTGTTTTACTTCTTCTGGATCATTAATATTAATATCATCTGATTCTTGTATGTCCATCCACCATTCATAATCTATACAGCCTACTTTGTTAAATAAAACATTATGAATATAGACCTTTTTATTTACTAAATCCCCTTCTGATGGTTTCCACCAATCAACAAATACTTCTTGCACCTCTACTGGTTGCTTTAAAAACTCTTCTGCACTTATATATTCCATTACTTTTCCTCCTTTAATAACTCTGGATTCTTATATATATTTCCTATAACTTCTCCACCCCATCTTTTAGAGCTTGTATCTCCTAGTCTTATATAATTTGTATCAATATAGATTTCTCCTTGATAAATTCTTTTAAATTTATATTCAAATACCAATCCAGAGCTATTATTTTTCCATATGACAGTCATTATAAGTCCTTCGCAATTTTTGTATATATCTCCTTCATAAATCTCTATACCGTTCTTATCTTTTAATCCTGTGTATTGCATTAACTCAACTTCACTTAACAATACAAGATTACCATCTTTGCTAATTATATGTGGACCTACTCCACCTACCGAAAATAAATTTGCATCTTGAACTAAAGAGCTGACACTATACATTTTTAATCTAAATTTATCCCACGCTCTAAATTTAATTTCTCTACTCATGTTAATCCTCCAATTACATTTACCTATTGGTAATATTTTTTATTTGTATATTAATCGAATTTTTAGTAAACTTATTATAAAATTGAATAAGTTTACTAAAGCTTACTAAGAATTGAGGTGAGTTTATGAGCCAAAAGATAATTAGATACATAGCAACAATTCTTCTAATAATTATTGCTGCAATATATGTATCAATTTTCTTGATTTAGAATCGAGAGTTTATACTATTACTTGTATTAAGTTAATAGTTATAAACTTAATGAGTTTGATAAAATAAAAAGAAACTCTTTATTCTAAGTCTCATAAACTCACTTTTTATACATAAAATATTAGTATTACGCACTAAAAATTGATTAAATATGCTTTCAAATATTGTTACTGGAATACTATTACCCGATTGTTTATACAATGTTGGAATGCATTGACAATTTTTTCATATCGCTTTATAATAAATTTGCCGAAACACATTGTGTCGCAAGGGAATGGCCTCCTTTACCTGACGATGGCAGGCTGGTTTATAACTATTGTTATAAACTTAATAAATTTAAGAAAGAAGGAATGTAGTATGAAAAAACTTTTAGATTTTTACAACATTTTTGCATCAATAACCTTTTCTTTCATTTCCATTGTATTGGCTATTCCCGCTTCTAGGTTTAACCTACTGATGAGTTTGTGAAATCCAAACGAAAAGCGATATATAGGAGAGTAAACTCTCCTATTTTTTATTTCCATCTCTACACCTTTTTTATGTTGGAAATACATTATTGATAACTTTCTGTTCAAATTCACTAACTATTTCTTCTAAGTCATTGTCAATGCATTCAACCATTGCACTTAATTTTAAAGCTTGTAATTTTGCCTTATCATATTCATCAAACCACGCATTTGAACTAATGCCACTATCGGCAGTATCAATTCTAAATTGCCTAGAATTATTTTTAATAATATAACCTGCTTTTTTAGCTTGCTTTTTAAAATCTCTAATTTTTAAAGGTACTAAATCAGCACTTTGATAATCTTTTATATAACGGTGTATTGCATCTATAACAAGTTGAGTTCTTACATATACTTTTCCGTAATCTCCTGTTTTGATTTCTCCTTTTTTAATAGCGTTTCTATTGCAAAAATAAATATTATCTTGCAACATTTCGTTATACAACACTAGCATTTGTTCTATTACACTTCTTGTATCTTCTCCACCCTCTAATACTTCTTCACGTATATTTTGTTCAATATACTTATAATAGTCTTGTACAGGCTCTAAATCGTATTTTAAAAGTACTTTGTTAAGTAATTCTATTCCACAACTTATGTTAACTGCTGTGTTAAGTGGTCTATCTTTTAAGTGAAATATTTCTCTTAACTCACTTCTTAAGTTTCTATATTCTTCTACTGGCAAACTTAAAGCTTCTAATATAAGTGTCTTTCCTAACTTCTTAAGCAAATCCTCATAGTCACTTAACCAGTACATAGATTCACTATTTTGTTCAGTTCTTTCATTCTTACTTATATAGACAATGCAGCTTCTTGTTATATTAGCTTTTTCTTGATTAGGATAACTTTCTTCTCCTGCTATTATTAAAGGCCTATCAAGCTTAAATTCTTTAACATTAAAGCTCTTATCACCTCTAGAAATAGTTAATCTGTCATAAGCTGTTCTGAAAATATCACTTAATTTCATGACTTTATACTTGTCCATCATAGATGGTTTAAATTCATCAAACAGTATTGGATAATTACCAGTACTAAGCATTTTTTGAATAGCAAATGGTGATGTTGACATAGCTTTCTTTTCATCTACAGGATAGTTTAATAATGGAGCAACAACTTTTTCTAAAATTGTGCTTTTACCACTTCCAGATTCTCCAACTATTAAAAGGTGATGTAGCTTTTCTGCAATTGCAATGTTATGCCCTACCTCTAAAAAGCTTATTGCACTTCCAATAATAGATATTGCCTTATCATAGTTTACAAACTTAAATAAGTGTTTCATTAACTCTTTAAGTTCATCTTTTTTTATTGTTTCTGTGTCTAAAATATCAATTTTAGTGTTTTCAGCAATCTTAGAATAATCAATTCCTCCTGGAGATATTGAGCCTGTTGCTGTAATTAATTGAAATCCATCTTCTACTGGAATAAACTTAGCACCGTTATAAATTTCTTTATTATCAATTGCTAGATATTTAGTTATCCATACTTTAAGATCAACTAAATCTTTTAATTTAGTACCAGTAAAACTAAAATCCATCCCTAGACAACTTCTAAAAGCTCTTAAATCATCAAATATCTTACTACTACCAATCTTTTCTGCTATTTTTCCATCTATGCAACTTTTAACTTTAAGTCTTATTCCTTCAACTTCTGCATCTATTTTATTAACTTTACTTGCTTCTAAAATATTAAAGTTAGTAATATATTCTCTAATAGGATTGTTTTCTTCATTATCATTTTTAGAAAACTTAAGTTTATATATTCCATTAGAATCTTGTTGAAATTCATATTTATTTTTTAAATCTAAACTTCTTTTAAATGCCTGTAATAGCTCTTTTTTAGTGTGTCCAGCTTCTAACCAATCAGTTACATCAATGTTATCTCCCATAGCCTTAATGCTTGGTAAATTAATGATTTTAAAGCTACTAGCGACCTTTATAAAATTATATTTAATATTATCAATATACTTTTGTCCTGCTTCTCCTGTATCTCCTATAACTGCGATTTTCATAAACTCACCTTTAATCTTGTCATAGTCTTTAAATCCCTTTATACTCGTTGCTACGTAATCTTTTTTACTAAGAGTGTTATTTATCGTGTTAACATCCTTTTCACCTTCTAAAAAGACAATAGTCTTATTATCAGCTATTCCTTGCAATAAGTTATAATAATTGTAAGGCACTTCATCATATCCACGATTATTTATAACCTGTCCGTTTTCCATATGATAGTAAGGTGTTTCTTTTTTACCATCAGGCTTTAAAAACTTAACTTTTGAGTAAATAGGCTTATTGATTTCATCTACAAAAGTGAATATTCCTAGTGGCTTATAACCTTGCTTATTACCTCTAGTAACTTGATTTCTTACATATTCTTTAATAGCTTCTTCAAAATCTTCTACTGGTGACTTTTCAACTTCTAAACCTAGATATTCTCTAGCTTGGTTGTATTCCATATTCTTATAATTCATTATAAAATCTATGGCATCACCTACAGCACCACAACCCCAACATTTATAACGTTGTTTATTAGCATTAGGTATGAATTTAACACTCATAGAAGGTGTTTTTTCAGAATGGAAAGGACACTTTATATATCCTTCCCTATTAAATTTTTCTCCTGTTTCTTGCTCTATAATTTGCTTTAAGTCTATATCTTGTAATTCTTTCAATGCTTTTTCACCTCCTATAAGTTAAATCCATTAAGCCTTTCATCCTCTGTCATTTTTCTTCCTGTAAGACTTTCTATTTCTACAATTAAATTGCTTAATTCTCTAGTTACTGTATTGAATAAACTTAAATATTTTATACATTCTTTAACTGTATGAGTTTTAAAATATTCTTCAGCATCTCTATTTCTATTTAAGTTATGATTATATTTTTTCTTTAAAAAAGTTAACTGTTGTTTTTCCATTAAAATCAACCTCTATTTTTAATTTTCTGCTTATTTTTCATTCGCTTTTGGCATCTTTCCTTAACTTTATTTTCTACATTTAGTCTAGCTGTTACTGTTTTAAATGCAGCATCTATTATTTCATCAACTGTTCTTAACAATATCATCACCCCTATAGGCAAATTTACAGTTTCCTAAGTCCTCTGATTCATTGAATGGTATAACTTCTTGCTCATTAAAATGCTTGTACAAATCACATTCTTTAAAACATTTAGTACAATTTTTACATTTAAGGTCCATAGTTATTTCCACTAGGTCAAAATATTCTTTACTATCTTCGTATGCTGCATCAAGTTCAGCACTTTTACGTTTTTGCAATACGTCCAATTCACTATCACTTATTACAACTATCTCAGAATTTTCATAAAGTCTTACAAACTTCTTAGCTTCTTTTTCTCCTAGTCTTGCTATCATTCTCTTAAGAGTGTTTTTTATAAAAGTACCACCTCTTTTAAGATTAGCTTTTTCTTCCTTATCCATTACATTTCCATTAGTAAAATGTTCTACGAGTACTCTTACATAGTTAAGAATAAGTAACTCTTTAACTTCCTGGTTATTTAGATAATCTTTCATCACCAAACAACTCCTTCTAACTTCTTAAATTTCTTAGCTTTCCAATCGTCCACTAAAGGCTTACTCACATAACACATTCCCTTTAATTGCATTAACATTATTTCTACATCTGCAATTTCTTCATGCAAATTTTCAATACGTTCTTCACCTTGTCCAAGTAAAACTCTGCTTATTGCTCTTGTAAGCTCTCCTAGCTCCTCCATAGTCTTAATCATTTGTGTATGTTCTCCAAAAGTTTGTATTGCTTTATTGCAAATCTCTGTTTGCTTTTCAATACTAATCATTAGCATTGTCCTCATGGATATACCATTTACCTTCTAATATTTCTTTAAGATTTATTACTTCTCCATCTTTATCTAATAATTCGACACCCATTGAGTTACGTTCATCTGGTTTATATAAAGTTGAATATGTTTCTGTGTTTACTTCAATAGTTTTACCTTTTGAATAAGCTCTAATAGCTTCCATAAAGCTTACTGGTTTTTGAATTGGTATGAATTTAGCATTAATAAAATCTTTTCCGCAAATAACTTCTTCTTGGTCATTTTTCCATACAATAATATCTCCTCTTAGTCCACTTATAAGTTGAACTATATTCCCATCATCGAACTCAAAACCATCCTCATAAATAACCTCAAACTCAGTGCCTATAGGCATACTCATAGCCTGTAATATATTTAACTCTTTACTCAATTTCTTCACCTCTATATCATCTTTAAATTTTATGTCTTTCACTGCTTTAGACCAACACTCTTTACAGTTTTCACAAGAAATTTTACATAATTCTATTTCTTTTAATCCATAACAGCCTGGGCAATCATTTTCACTGTTTAATTTTCCAAAATTATATCTCATAGCTTCTTCAAGAAAGTCTTCCCTTGTCATTGTCTTTGCAACTTCTTTAATATTAATTTTCATTTATTTAATCCTCACTCTCTAAAATAAAACCTTTATGCTTAAATAAGTTGTATATCCTTGATTGCATAAAATAATAAATTTTACTTCCCATACATGATTTAGGTACTGGAATAACCATTGTATGATATTCACCTTCAATACCTTTATAAATGCGTTGCATTAATGTAAAAGCATCATATTGTGATCTATATCCAACTCCTGAACCTTGCCTTAAATCTTCTTCATAATTAGGATTTTCAAGCAAAATATAAAATTCTATATTGTGCATGTTTAAATGTGCTAATTCCTTTTTTAATCTTGCTGCATCTTGCTTTAAATTTCCTGCAATTTCATCTATACTAGCTTTTCTTTCTAACACAAAATCATTATTAAAATAAATATCTCTACCTTGACATTCAAATGAACCTATTGGAATTTTACAACTGTAATCTCCGAAGGGTAGCTTTTCAACTACATAAGGTATTTTTTTCTTGTTAAAGAAGTCTATTATGTGTTGGTTAGCTTGTTCACGCGAATCAATTATTATTGTTAAATTATCAAGAATTTTTTTTAATTCTTTATCTTTAAATTTGAACTCCATTTATTCACCTTCTCTTATCAATTGATTATCGTTTGAGAATAAGAGAATCTAACTATGTTGTTAAATACTCTTATTCTATATATTTTTAAGTTCTGAATAGATAATTTGTACTATTCATTTTTATCCTATTTTCCTTTTCTTGCACTTTATCTTTTCCAAAGCATGGTGCTTTTCCACTTAAAACTACATCATTATCACATTTACAATCTTTATTAAGTGGACACTTTTGGTTTAAGCATTTCATAAATGTTACCTCCTAGAATGGCATATCTCCATCATCTACAACTGTTAAATCTTCATTTGCATCAAATGAATTATTATTAGCACTTGGATTTAATAGCTTGTCTTTTGGAGGTTCTATACCTTCCTTAACCTTTTCCACAGTTGTCCAACTCATAAACTTTACAGAGGACTTAGTTACTCCTGTATTATCATCTAAGTATTCTTCATTTCTAAAAATCCCACTAACTAGCTTTCCTTCAAAACATTTTTCAAAATTATCTCCCCATTGAACCTTAAAACCACTATTTGATTTTTCAACTGCTTCAATAAATGCTTTAAAGAATCCATTTGTATTTCCATCTGCTGTATAAACATTTTCGTCTTTATGACCATTCCAAGGCCATTTTTTACCTTGTCTAGTATCATTTTTAAATGCATTTGAAAAGAAGTTCGGTTGTATATCACTCTTATCAGTATCAAAATAAACTGTTATTTTGTCCTTGCCTGCATAAGTTTTACCTTCTTCAACTTTTTTAATTACTAAAATGTGTCCTCCTATTTTTAACTTTTCATAGCTTCCTGCTGCTTGTACTTGTTCAAAATCTTGTGGTTTTATCATTTAAAATCTTCCTCTCTTTTAATCGTATATTAATTCATTAATCATTCTATTATTTTCTTTTCTTAACTCATTTTTATAATAAGAATATAAATCTATCACTTGATATTCTGAAAAATAAAATTTATTATTTATCTTAGTTCCATGTTCACCTTTAAATACATACTTGCCTTCTTTAGACCATTCTTTATAAGTTTTATAAACAATATTATTAGTAATTAAAGTTTCATAATTATCAAAATCAATTGGCTTATCCATGTTAGTTTCCTTTATTAGCTGCTTTAATACTTATTGAATGAACATCAATTTCCTTATAAAGTTCAGATATATCTATATGGTCAATTTCTTTATTATTAACCTTGGTAACTGTACTCTCTACCTTTTCTTTTTCTAATCCTTGTCTTATACTGTCAGCTATCTTTATAACACCCCTAGGACAGCTATATTCAGTTAAATCATTCTCAACCAAGAATTGTTCTAGTTCTTCCTTCGCACCTGTGATATAGGCTTTAATATTCTTAGATTCCTCTCTTTTTTCTAAAATACAAGCTATTAAACTTGCTGCTCTTTCCTTGCTTATTGTATTTTCCATACTTATTTATCCTCACTTTCATTTTCTCTTATTGTATTTCCAACAAACTCAAATCTATATTTTTGCTTTTCTAGTGGATATTTCTTATGGTCCACCTCACTCATAAACATTTTTAAAGGTCTTATCCATACTCTGTTTTGTTGTCCAAGTTCACAATAAACTACCATATCCTCCATAGTTTCAGTATGCTTGGCAACATAAAGAACTAAATAATTATTGCCTTTAAAATGCTTGTAAACTCCTTCTATTATTTCTCTATCCAATTATTGTTCCTCCAACTCGTAATATTCTCTAATGGTTTTATCAACTAACTTAAGGTCGTTATCTATTTCCAAAGTATCAAACATGCCTATAGGAGATTTACTTACTGCACCCTCGTCACATTGAGTAATAAACAAATGCTTATTATCTCTTAAAGTGCATCTAAGAACTATAGTAAACATTCCTTCTATGCATACTTTTTCATCAAGTAACTTTCCTATTGTCTTAGGCTTTATATTTCCAAATTGGTCTTCTTCTTCATGCATAATCACATATACTATTTTGTCTTTTGGTAATCCATTGATTATAAATTGAGTTAAATTCCAAAACCTATCAGCTAAATCATTGTACATAGCAAATGCACCATTTCCACCTTTACTAGAACTATGATTTCTCATAAATTGATTTGTAATCAAATAACCTGCATCATCTATTACAACGCTTTTTGCTTTGCTTCCTGTGGTCCATGCTATAAGCTTTTGATAATCATCAGTAACTCCTGTAGCCATATTCCCTCTAAAAGGTAAAGGCTTGTCTAAAACTTTTATTAAGTTCCAATGATCATTATTTACACAATTTCTCATACTTGTGCTTTTCCCTGCACCACTTTTTCCTATAATTAATACTGGTATTGCCATCTATTAAAACCTCACTTTCTTATTTTCCTCTACTGGAACATACTCAATAATGATTTTCTTAACATTTCCGTAATCATCACTAACTGGAGAAACTTTAACAACATCAGTTTCTTTTAAAACTTCTTGTAAAGATTTTTGTATTAAATCATTAAGTTTCATTAATTTCTCCCTTCCTTTCTTTCTCTTAACTCTTCTAATAATTCAGAATAATATTTAATACTTTTCTTACAGCTTTCCAATCGGCCCTTAAGATAATGTAAACAATCCTTAGTTACTGGCTGTTGAATACATTCCTTTAGGTCAACTAAGTTCGCTTCTTGATAAGCTAATCGTTCTTTAGTTTCTCTTACTAAATTCATATATTCACCTACTTTTCTATATCAGATAAAATACAATCTAAAGTTTCTAATACACTTAATATCATTGTGTCTAATTCATCAAAATTACACTCTAAGCAATCAACAATATCATTATCAGGATTTTGATTGACAACATCTTGAACTAATCCTCTTACGCTAGATAACTTTTGTTCTAGCAACTTAATACTAATCATGCTATTTCCTTTAGCTGATTTATAGCTTTTCTAAGCCTTCTAGATACTGTCATTTGAGAAATATTTAGTATATTAGCAACTTCTTCTTGTTTTAAATTTTTAAAGTAATAAAGATGAATTACTTCTTGATGCTCTTTTTTTAATTTACTGATTAAAATATCAAGATAAATTTTTATAGTTTCTCTTTGTTCAAATTCATAGTCACCAAACTTTTTTTCTATAGATCCATTTTCATATTCATGTTCATATGAAATTACTGAAAAGCTATGAGGTGTTGCTCTTTTTAGATTGTATTTCTTATCCCTCTGAAACAAATTTATAAGGCTGCCTTTTATGCATGATGTTGCAAAGGTAGAAAATTTTACACCTCTATTTTCATCAAAATTTCTACAGGCTTTTACTAATGCTAAAATTGAAACTTGAATTAAATCTTCATGCTCATACCTTTTAGACATTTTATAGAACTTATTTGCTTGGATATAAGCAAGTCCTAAATTATCCAATATATTAACCATTTAACTTTTCTTCCTTTCTATTTTCGTGGTATAATGGAACTGTAATTTTGCATATGCTACTAGGAACGCTTTGGACGGGGTTCTTGGTAGCTTTTTTCTTCTTTTCTTTTACGATTTTTAAAGCATTTTCTATGCTATATCTTTCTTCTTGAACTAATCTTTCTACTTCTTTTGCTTGTTCTGCATAATCTGCTAGCTTTCCCATTGCTACCTCCCTAAAAACTTTGAAATAAATTTCTTAAACTTGCTTTTTTTCTTATAAGTGTGAGATATAAGATTTACGTATAAGTTAATATTATCTATTGCTTTCATTATTAATCCCTCCTTAATGATTTATCTATTATGTCTATTGCACTTTTAAAGTCCTTTAAACATTTTTGACAAATGTCTATTCCCATAACATTTACTAAATCTTTTTTGTTCGTCACAACAATGACATCCACCAGTACTATACTTTCTTAATATTATGTCGCTTCCTTCTACAAAAATTTCTAAAGGAGTTCCTTCTCCATGATCTGCACCTTTGATTTCTAAAGTCTTTCTTAATTCCATTGGAATCACTACTCTTCCTAATCCATCTACTTTTCTTACAATTCCTGTTGATTTCATTTCTACATTCCTCCTGTTAATTTATTTTTAATCGTTCCGATACTCCCTCTTAGCCTGTAGTGGGTTCTTTGTATTTCCTACAGCTTGACCAATAATAAATTATGTTGACTATTTATTAATAACTATGCACCACATATTCTTACCGTTAATTCTCACTTGCTTGTAAATTATCTTATTAAGCAATTCAAGTTTTTTCTTTATATCATGCTTTTTAATATTAAATTTACTAGCTTCGAAAAATAGTACATCTTTATCTACTACAATTCCCTCTTCTGTTCTTCTAAGTATTCCATCAACAATAGAATTAGCAATTATTTGATTAATCATATCGCTTGTTATCCTATCTAGTCTTACCTCTAAAGGTTCATTAAGTTTTAAATAATGTTTTCTATTGGCTATACTTTGTCTTTGTTTTTTATAAACAATACTTTCAAGTTCTTGTAATCTTGAATTAGTACTTGCAATGTATTCATACATACTGGAAATCTGTTTTGACAGTTGATTTATTATTCCACTAGGATTAGTAATTATTTCTTCCATAGCTGAAAATTTATCCATATATCTATCAGTAAATAAATTACCTTTTGTGCCAGTAGTCTTATGTGCTAGAAATTCACAACCTTTTTTGGTTATTTGAAATTCTCTACAGGGTTTATTATTAACTTGGTTCACATAAGTGCCTTCTTGCCAGTACTTGTAAAATCCAATTTTGGCTTTTACAAAATCCTCATTGATCCCATCAATCTTTCTTAGTAATTTTGAATGTTCCATTTCCATCATTTCAGCAACTTCTCTTGATGAAATTCTATTTTCTAATTGATTATTTATTTTTATCACCCCTTAAGTTTGATTTGATTTTCTAAAACTTCTTTATAATTCATTTTGGTTTCCTCCTCAAATTTATTTTCCCTAATCTCCTAAGCTGAAAATCACTGAATGTAATTGCTTTTAAGTTTTAGATGTGCTTGTACGATTTATTTGTTATGTTAATTACTTATATGCTTTTTATTCTTTTTTAAAATTTCTAAAAAATATTTCTCAGCTTCACACATGTATCTAGTCCTCCTTTAGAATTTCTGTTGGTTTTACATCTAATGCATTAGCTAAAGAATGAATTGTTTTAACTTGTGAATTTGAGACTTCAATATTTAAAATTCTAGAAACTCTGCTTTTCGAAACTTTCATTTTTCTAGCTAAATCACTTGGTGCTATACCCTTTTCTAACATTATTTTTTTAACTGCATTAATATTTATTGGCATTTATTTTTCCTCCTTTTTGGTTCGCTTGGTATGTTTTTATTTTATATTTTGTTTCCCTTTAGGTCAACATTAGTTAAGTTTCATTAAAATAAATTAACTCTTTATTCCTTTATATTCCTTTTATTTGCTGAAAATTGCTACCTTTTTATATTTTTTGTCGTTGGTTAATTATTTACCCTTTAATTTCCCTTATGGGTTATTTAAAGAGTAATAAATTATAATATACATATTAAGGGTAAACTAATGTTGACAAAAATTAACCAATATGTATAATAAAAATAGAGGTGAATATTATGGAGTTTATAGACAGACTAATTGGCTGGATGAAAGAAAATAAAATTAAACAAGCAGAAATATCTGATAAAGCCAATATGAGTAGGGGTTATATAAGTAAAGTAGTTAATGGAAGTAAACCGCCTAGCGAGAATTTAATTAATGTTTTAGCTAAAATGAGTGGCAAAAGTGTTCATTGGTGGCTTTTTGGTGAGGATGAATACAAAGGATTAGCTTCTTTGAATGCTTTAATAGATACATTTATTAAATGCGGAGATATAAGACAAGATGGTAAATATGATAAAGATACTGAAAAAATGTTACATATAATGTTAGATAAAGAAATAAGAGATAAATTAAAAGAAGCACAACATTAAGCTGCATGTTGTGCTTTTTTCCTATTACGTACTTCAAGTAAATATTCTTCAGCTTCTCTAAGCTTACTTTCATTTTTATACTTGACCATTAATATGTCCCCTTTCAAATAACAAGTATTTTATTATAAAGATGTTAATCATAAAATCTTTATGTATAAAATATTCTAGTTTTATTAAATTTAAAATAAACAAAAATTCAACACCTATATTTTAATAAAATTACAATGTATAATTTTGAAAGATTGTGTATATTATAGCATAATTATGTTATTTTTAGCAACACATTATCTTTATTTCCATTATACAATATGCGAACGTATGTTTGCAATATATTAAATAAATTTTACCAAAAGAATAACATTAAAGTTGTTCTTTCTTTTTATTTAGAATATATAATAAGTATTCTTCAGTTTCATTCACCTTTGCCATCTCCTCATCATTGGAAATATTTAAACATTGCAAACATAATTTGCTTTGTCTTAAAATTATTATATACCCAAAAAGGTTGTGTATATTACAACTTTTCCCCATAATCAGACATTTGAAAAAGTGAGGTGTTAACTATATTAAGGCACAAAAGAAAAATAAAAGGTCTAAATCAATCGCAATTAGGTAGAAGAATACGAAAAAGTAAAAGTTATGTAAGTAGGCTTGAAAGAAAAGTAAAAAAATATGAGCCAAACTTACATATGATAAAAAAATTAAGTAAAGAATTGGAATGTTGCCCTATAGAATTGTTTCTATTTTTTTCAGATATTGATTGTAAATATTTCAAGAATAATAAAAACTAATTTTTTAAAATAGTAAATATACAATAATAAATATAATGACAATAATACCGTCTTTCATTGCCACCATTAGACGATTTAGTCTGCATTATACCTACATATGCTCCTGTATAATTAAATATAAAGGAGTGTATTAAGTTGTTAGGAGATAGAATTAAATCACTTAGAAAAGAGCAAGGAATTACACAGGACCAACTTGCAGAATATATAAATGTATCTAGATCAAGTGTAAATGGATATGAAAATGACGGTGTAGAACCTAGTTTAAGTGTTCTAGTAAAGATATCTGATAGATTTAATGTAAGTTTAGACTACCTATTGGAAAGAACTGAAGAAAAACATAATATAAACTTATTAGATAAAGATACCAAATGCTTTTTATTAAAAGTACACGAACTTGTAAATAATTATAAAATAACAAAGAAGTAATCTACATAATTGAATATGTAAGATTACTTCTTTTGCTTCTTATTTTTTCTTATTTTTTTTCATTTTAATGTAGTTAGTACTAAATTCCTGTAAAATATTATAGTTATTAACTTCTTTATTTAAATCTGATACTAAAACATTAATATATTTTTGAGTCATGTCTAAACTGCTATGGCCTAAAATTTTTTGCAATGCCACAATATTGTTGCCATTAAGTACCCATTTTTTAGCAAATGTATGTCTAAATCTGTGTATTCCAGTAGTAGTAACACCTCTGGAATTATTATAGTGTCTTATTGCAGTCCCAAGCGAATTTCTAGTTAAAGGCTTTCCCCAAATGGTGCAGAATAATATTTCGTCTTTATCTCCACCACGCTGATATAAATATTCTTTTAAAATTGTAAGAATCTGATTGTTAAGTGGAACAATTAAAGCCTTTCTATTTTTAGTATGAGTTATATTTATTGTACTAGTATCAAAATCAATATCCCCTATTTTTATATTAGCCAAACTACTTAATCTTACGCCTGTAGAAAGTAAAAAATTTATTATTACCCAGTCTCTATATTCTGTAAAAATACAAGTTTTCATATTAGGCTTTCTTAATAAGATTTCAAGTTCTTCGTCAGAATATGTCTCTATAGTTTTTTGATCTGTCTTTGGCAACTCCATTACAAAATGTTCTACATATCCATTTTTAATACAGTAATTAATTATTGTTTTAAATGTTTTTAAATATGTTCTTAAAGTGACATTTTTAATTCCTTTTTCTATCAATTTTATTGTTAATGTATTATAAACATCAATATTTATATCTCTTAGCAATGTTTTTCCGTCAATAATTTTTGTTATTTGATTATAAGTATAATAGTAATGAGTTATACTATCTTTCCTATAGTTGTTTGCTTTTGCATATTCTACAAACTTATTATAACCATCTTCAAGACATTTTTCATTTGTTTTACAAGTTAATTTACGCAT